TTCTTTATCACTTTTTTGTGATTCGATTTTTCGGGTGATTCTTCTGATATTACTTAATGCACTAATTGCTATTACAACCCACCCCCAATTCATAGGAGTCCAATTAACATCTGCTGTAAAGTGTATAAGAACAAATAGTATTGCCATACCGCCATACAAATACCCAAACACTCTTCTTCGTTCTAAACTACTATAAACAACCGAATGTAGAGTACCATACCCAATTAAAGCACTAATGATTGCAACATACCATAAATTAGGAAAGAACTCTGCTTCTAATACAACAGGTGCAAATATAAGCCATATCAATCCTTGCAGAACCTCAGTTGGTTCTGAATCGTGATATGTTAATATATGTCCTAATTTCTTTATCATTTTATTTGTATACTTTAAATGGGTTTGTTTTATCCTTATACCCCTGATAATCTTCTCTAAATTCTTCTAATCGTGGTTCGATATCATCTGATTTTACTAACCAGAATTGAGCCCCGGCTGCTTTGGCTTTTTCAATCTCCTGAGTATCATCTGATGATGATATGATACCAATAACACATCCGTTACCATAATCAGTATTAATTTTACGAATCAATTCAATACCATCAAATGATGAACCAATGATATTTAAATCAACGAATACACATTCGGGCCTTTCATGATTTATATCATCTGGAAACCATTCTTTGAATTTCCTATCTGCCTCATCCGAAGAGTTGAGTGCCTCTAATGAAAGAGTTATATCTAAGATACTACACGCATCTTCAAATACCAAGTGGAATAAATCCTCATCATCCACTAATAAAATTGAGTTAATCATATTGCTCATTTTAATTTTATCCTTAATTTTGTTCCAGGGTTACTTTTTTCTGCTGTTATTTTAAAACCATGTTCTTTTAGGATTGCAATACAAATATTTAATCCTAAACCAGAACCACTTTCTTTTTGCTCCTTCTTTCTTATGTATGGTTTTGATAAGTTCTCAAACTCTGTTTGAGTCATACCTCTACCATTATCTTGTACACATAATGTGTTATCATCTTCCATAAATATCATAACAGTTTTCGTACCACTATCATTATACTTCAATCCATTGCGAATTAAATTATCAATAGCTGTACAAAACAATGGTTCGTTTACATCCATTGTAATTAAATCATCAATTACTACCTGCTTTGTGTATGATGTTGATGATAAATAATTTTTAAGAATTTCTTTTAAATCAACTTCTTCGGTATCCAACTGAACATTTTCTTTAACTAAGTTTGTAAACTCTTTTACACCAGCATAAACCTTCTGAGTGTGTTTTAATCCCTCATCTAACATTTTGAGTGGTGCTTCAATTCTTAACTCTTTGATTGTTTCATCATTTAATCTTCTTCTAAGAGATGATAACCCTCTTGGCATATAAGTGTTTATACCACTATGCATATCGTGTCTAAGAATCTTAGCGGCGTGTTCTAAGTATGAGTTCTTTTGGTTAACTATATCTTCAGCTTCATGTTGTGATGTGATATCAGTTGCTATTTTAAGTACTGTATCGTATTCACCATTTGAGTTTTTGATTGGTGTATAGTTACCAAATAACCATCTCTTTGAACCATCCTTAGCAACTCTCTCAAACTCACCAGTTATACTCTTTCCACTTCGCAGGGTTTCCCAAAATTCTAAGTATTCTTTACTTTTAGCATATTCAGGAGTAACCATCGCAGAATGTGGTTTTTTAACCATATCCCCTTCCGTACACCCAACGAGGTTACAAAAGTTCTCATTTGCTTTAATAATGTACCCATCCATTGTTAGTGTAACAACAAGATTCGACCTACTGATACCTGCCAATTGAGAGTTTACCTTTTCTTCTCTAATCTTTATATTGTTGATGAACTCGCTTACCACTTTAAAGAATGGTGGCATAAAGAATACAACACACCCCCAACCAAACTTTGCTAAAAAGAGCGTAGGTTCACATAATCCAAATACAATGCATGTTTGAACGGCAAAGAATGTTAACATAATCATTCCAGCAACGCCTAACGATATTTTGGCGTTTAACGATATGCCACCCAATGCTTTCACTTATAAATCTGCTTTTTTGAATCCACATTTAGCGAAAAACCATTTTGATGGACAAAATCCTGTCCATACGCCAACGTTCAACATAAATGTTACAAAGATTACTACTCCCCAAGATTCTAAAAAATAACCTGATAAGAGTACGATTGACATTAAAAGATACACCATACGTGTATCAGTAATACTATTTAGAAGTTCCTTCATTTCTAGCTCCTTTATGTTTATCTATTCTGTCTAAAATTTCATTAAGTAATTCATTTTTAATGAAACCCCCCATAGATGCATTTTTAAGAGCCGAAATCAATTGGAATACTAAGAATGGTGCTAATATGGTTTCAGATAACCAACCAGTTCCTTTAAATCCTAATTCAATTGATAGTATGACTGTGAGAATCAATTCCCACGCAAAAATGTTTTTCAAAACTCTGAGTGCTTTATATGTTTTAAAACCCTCTCTTTTAATTCCTGCGATGATTCCAAAGAACCCATCTAATAACATTACACATATAATGGCGAGGTATTGTTCAGTATTATTTGCGGTTAAATCCATAAAATAACTTCCCATAAAACCACAAAGTGCGGATACCCCCATTATAAATTGGGTTACTTTCGATTGTATCATTTCCATCTTATTACATTCCATAATTAAAAGTTTGGATTAAAGCAACCTTCAACCTAATCACCATTCTCTTTCTCCAAGATAATGATTTAAACTCTTTTGTATTAAAAATATCTTCTAATTCTTTCATTATAACCCTAATAACATATCGATGAGTTCTGGTTGTGGGAACATATCAACTTTATCTTTACGAGTGTTTGTATGTGTCCACATTCCTTTTACTCTACCATAGTATGCATCTTCATTCCACTCAAATCCATCTGCACCTTTTTTCTTAATCTCTTCTACCAATCCTTTACGAACATCGATATTATCTCTTTCAGCAATCCAAAGTATCCACTTTCTAAGTGCTTCGATTTGTGCATCTGAATAACGATGCCATACTTTGTGTCCTCTAAATTCTTTTGGAAGTACTACCAGTTCTGAATCTGCGACGGTAGTTCCCGCATATGTTTTTCCATTTACAACATAACCAAAATTACATACTTCAATAGCTACTGAATGGGTATGCATATGTTGTGAACCATTCTTTCCTAAGTGCCATCCGTAACCACCTTCTGGAAATGCTTGTACCATTTCACCATCATATTTGGTATCGTTACCTTTTACTGATTGACCACCTAATACGAATTCAGTTGCAACTGCGCCTCTTGAATCTCTACCCCAGTGGTCTATACAATTATATGGATTATGCCATCCGGCAGTATGGTGTAGGAAAACGTACTCTTTATTTGTTGGACCTGATTTGTACTCACCAGTTGGAAGGAAGTGTCTATTTACGATTAATCCGTTTTCCGTTGTGTAAACCTTTTCCGAATTATCAGTAGTAGCAAGACCCATAGCATCCCAAGTGGAAGGGCCCACAATACCATCAGCTGCCAATCCATTTTTAGATTGCCACTCTTTAACTGCTTTTTCAGTACCTTTACCGAAGATGCCATCTGCGCCAATTTCAAGAAACTCCTGTAATTCTTTTACTTCAGTTCCACGCGAACCAACTCTTAATAACATATTTTAACTCCATTTCGTTACTTACGTTTTCCTTGACAATGTGCTCTCTGAGAAAACCCTTTGGGATTATTACAATCTATACTTCTTTTGTATTTATCCGACCATTCCTCATCGATTTTTTTAATTAATGCTTCCAACTCCATCTCAACTTTGTTTGGTAATCCCTTATGTTTGGTTGATGCGTATTTTTTTAAATCTGATTTTGTCATTCCTTTAGCTGTATCTCTAATATCTTTAGATACATCTGAAGGTTTAACATCACCTTTTTTAAGTGCATATGCCAACCCCATATATTTTTGTTGAGCTTTAGATTTAGCGGGCATTAGTTACTCCGTAAGTTCTTTGGATATAAATATGTATTAATTTAGTTTAACATACGAAATTGGTACAATCCATTCCCTATCGAATGGGTCTGTAACCTTAACTTCTTGCTTTTCTTCGTTTACTGATATAACTATCACCCTCTCCCCTTCGGGTAGACACCCATTGTGGTTGGTGAAAGTCTCCATCATTCTCGTTTTCTTTAAATTTACCATTTTTTCTTTTTTTGTTATGAATCATCTCCATTGAATCATCATATAACTCATCTAATTCATCGTAATTTTCCCAATCAATCTGATTAAGTCTAATTTTTGACATTAGTTCATCCTTTTAATTATTAATTCGCTGATTTGTTTTAGAAATTCTTCGGGTGTATACTCTTTACCCTTTTCATCTTTAATGATGATGTGTTCTAAGGTATCTGGATATTTGTGAACCATTCGTTCGAATATTTCAAAACCATGCTCTGTCCAAAATGTTTTGAAAGAACTTTCACCTAAGATGTTAGTGGAATAATCTTCATTCCCATCATCATCCGGAAGTAGAATGTAGTATCTCATATTACCAATAAATACATCAATTTAGATGAATCAATGAATTTTCGTAAGTTTTTACCTTATTAACATTCACTCTAAATATATCTAATTCGAACTCACCAACCTCAATTTCAGAGTTCTCAAGTATCATAGATAACTCAGTTATTGTATTATATGAATATTGGGTTAATTTATTTGCATCAAAACTAATTTCAATATCAGAATCTACATCTACATTGATTCTTTTAGTTAAATCAAACTGAGTATTTGGTTGTTCTAACTCAATATATTCTTTTATTTTATCAGAATCCAAATCAATCACAATCCTACTACACCATGGTTCTAACATATTTAGGAGTTGTGCATTTCCGTTTTCAATATTAAACTGAATATCATACTTTGGTGGTACGATTGGTTTCATATAAGCATCGTGTTTTACAAAGTGTCCCCACTTTCTGATGAAATTACGAGTCGAACGAATATTTTGTGCCAACCACTCATCTGATT